NTAGCCTTCGCAGCGGTCAGAACAGCATCGCCCTGAAGGGCCGTAAAACTTCCGCCAGCCCCAGTAACACTCGTGCTGATAAAAAGGCCAACGGGCCAGCCACTTGTTGCCGTAGATGTCGCAGTGATAGTTGTTACGCCTGTGGCCCCGTCAATATGGAACTTCTCAGTTGACTGGTCATCGCTATACACATAAAAGTCAGCAGCATTGCGAAGAATCACGTCTTTAGACGCAAGTACACTTATCCGTTCTCTTGCCATTTTTTCTAGCCACCTCCTTTCATTTTTTAGTAGTAGGCCAGCAGGAGGGGCATGGCCACCCCTCCTGCCCGCTAGTTAGTGCTAGTCATCGCTACAGGGTTACGTTGTACGACTCCGCAGCGACCTCGTTATCGAAGTTGATGAATGCAATCCGCAAGAAGGCCACGATGTAGTTCGCATCGGCGAATGCCAACCGAACCTGCTCTAGGGTCATCCTGCGACGCCATCCAACCATCCAGCCTGGCTTGTAGACGCACACAATGCTTCCAGTCGTGTTGTTGCCCGTAGTATCCAAGTCCACCTTCCCAGATGTGTTGGCCTTACCCAACACGCCAGTATTGAGGACTGGGACACCCCATATCCGCCCGATTTCGCCACGTAGCAACGTTGCCGCTGCGCCGTACTTGTCAGGAGTCAATAGTTCGTCCAACTCCAGCGTCTTGAACCATGTGTAGTTGTCCACTATGAAGGCCAGGTCAGAGGTCTTCGTGCCATAAATCCCGTTGGTGCCCATGAGGGGCCGCAACTGGTTGTAATCCTCGACGGTCAATACGCCAGCCGAACGGCTATTCGCAGTCGTAGTGACCAACGGCAGTTTCCGCAGGCCGTTGAAGATAATCCACTTCTCTGTGCCCGCAGGAGCACCCGCAACATCGTTAATGTTGCCAGTAGCGCCAGTTTCCGTGTCGCCGTTGAACAGGGCATCATCGACGCCCTCGCCGAGTGCCCGCCCCATCTGGTCACGAATCATGGCCGCAACGGGGATAATCGAGTCCTCGGATAGTTCCTCAGAGAACTCCACCAGTGCGCCCAGTTTCTTCGCCGTGAGAGTCTGCTTGCCAGTCCCGACCTTGCTCTCCGTTACTGGGGGAGCGGTTAGGACTAGAGCGGCCTTCCCAGTAGTCTCGCTAACAGCGTAGACAGTCGGGTCGGTACTCTCAATGGGCAGGTTGTAAGGGTTGGTAGGCATCATAATCTGCCTGAATAAGGGCAGTACGATAGTCTCCTGACGAGCCTTCCGCCAGAGGTCTGCGCTCCACGCCTCAGGCACCCAGTCATCACCGTAGGAAGCATAAGTGCTATACATCAACTCGTTGGCCTTAGAGCCAGCCTTGGAGAGTTCGCGTCCGAAGCTGAGGGCCTTGCCCCCCTCCTCGACATTGAGTTCCCCGCTCTCCAATTCCTTGCCCACCTTGTGTCCTAGTGCGGCAAGCATCTCGCCAGAGCATTTCTGCCCTGCCTCATGGAGCATACCAGCGGCGAATGCCAGGGCTCCCGCATCCACATCATCGTACTTGCTACCGACAGTGATAGTTCCCCTGTCATCATCGGTAGGGAACGGGACACCCTCGCCCATCTGCTTGCGGAGTTCGGCCTTCATAGCCTCGAACATCTTATCGGCTTCGGCCTTAACCTCCTCCTGGCGCTCCTTCTCGGCGGTCTCCTTGGCCTCACGAGCCTCTCGATCAGCCTTGAGTCCTTCCTGGATAAGTTCAGCAACTCTTGTTTCGTCTAGTTCTGACACTTTCTTGTTCACCTCACTTTCTGTTTCAGATTTGGATAATTGCTCATCCTCAACATTCTTAGCGGTTTCCTTCTCGACTTGCCCTTCCCCCGCTGTCTCTTGATGTTCTGCATCTGTGGTAGATTCTTGTTCGGCTTCGACGAGATCGGTTCCTGCCTCGAATGCCTTGGCGATAGAAAATAGTGTTCTTTGGTTCGCTGGGACAGACACGATAGATATTTCGGTCAAGTCCCAACGCTTAATTACATTCTTGACTTTTTCGTACATACCCCGAACGCTAAAGGCGTTCAGCATACCTTGTTTAATCAGGTTCCAAACACGGTCAGCGTGCTTGTCGCCTTCGGCTATAAGTGCTCGTATCCAGAGGCCCTTGCCTGGCCTCAATGCCAGTTCTACAACCCGCCCGATGGGGTTTTTCGCTATCTCTGGGTCTTCTCCGTGCTGATAAAGCAGTATGGGGTTCCCCAGATAGTCCTCCAGCCCCTTCTCAAACGCCTCTGGGGGCAAAATCTCCCCCTGGCGATCCAGGTCTGGCGTAGAGGCATAGCCCTCAATGGCACGTTCCTCATCGTCCCCAACAGCCTTCATTGAAGCATGAAAGATGATTTCCGTTGCCTTCTCTTGATACTCCATGCGTACTTCTTTCCAATCCGCCTCTGGGGTCAGGAGTGCAGTAGTGCCCGTTGTTGCATAAGTAGCCTGATAGAGTTTCCCTTCCCATTCAAGGATGATGTGGTTCTCAAAAACATCCCGCACATGAATATCTCTTATGGGCTGGGCTGCCCCTAGTGGCTTCTGGGCTTGCTCCTGCAATTGACCCCTCAGTTCGTCAATGGATAACTCGCCCATGTGTTTCTCGTCCATTCTGTCTCGCTCACCTCCTTCTTGGACAGTTTTTTGAGCCATAAGACAAGAGAGTTCGCCTTTCGGGAACTCCCTGCATTGGCTAGGTCTTTCCTCGTAGATGCTACATAAGCCTTCTCCAAGGAATTTGCATATTCCTTCATTCTGTATCAAAAAACCGTCCTCGCTGTAATCGGACGGCTTCTCAAATAGAGCCTTTAACCGCTCATGGTCATCTATGGTTAATTTGACTTTCCCCCCGCACCAGTCCTTGCAACAAGCCCCGCCGCAATCTAAGCAATCAACCTCAACAAGTCCCAGATATTCAATCAGCCTATCTACATCTATATCCTTCTTATGCGCCCGTACCCAGGCCTGGGCCTCAGCCATCGTATATTTATTCACATCAAAGAGATAGGTCATAATTACATTACAGGCGGCACACCAAATGGCCTTGATGCCCTTGCCGAGAGTAATCGTTCTGGGACGATGCTTTTCCCCCGTATGCCCCTCGCTGACGGGGATGCGGTGATAGTTTTCAGTCGTCTCAACCATGCTATGTCTCCAGAATTGAGGCAAAAGTCCTTACACAAGATGGATGCTGCAACGGATTGCCCCAGGCCTGCTCCCAACTCCATTCCTGGCCGTTGATTTCTAGGCATTCCACACAACTGTTCGGCCCCTCGTCATCCAAAACTTTGACCCGCTTAACTCCCATCTGCTTATAAGACAACAATGTTCCCCGATTAACAGCCCTTGCCAATTCCGTCCTTGCTATCTTCTCCGCCCTAGACTGAATTCCTGGCCTTGCTTTCTGCCAGTCATCGAATTTGCCTATCAGGGCCTTTTCGGTTTCTGGTATCCCCCAGCCCTCTTCTAGCGCCTTGGTGATAATATCCTGCAATTGCCCTCGACTTGTGGCATTCAACTCCGCTATGAGTTCTCCTGCCCTTTGTCGGGCATATTGGATAGCCAAAAGGTCAGCAGGGTCAAAATAGACTGGCTTGCCAGTAAGAAGTTCAATCTCCTTTGCCCCAAATTCGCCACCGATAAGAAGGCCAGCCAAGATCAGGGCGGTTACTTCGTTTTCCCAGTCCTCCCTATTCTCCCCCGCAGGCTCCAAAACTGAATCAGAGGATGATATGCCCTTGTCAGCCCGAATTTTGCCCAGAATGGCCCTCAGTTGCTCTCCAAAGCGTTTCTGGGCCATCCTGATGAACTCACCCAAAAGCCACTTGCGCTTCTTCTTGGCATAGGAGAGACGCTGAATATAATCTATCGGCTGGTCAGCGGATTTTTGTGGCACTTCAAAGAAATCGCCATCATCCATTTCCAGCGAACGGGCCATCACCCCCGTCATTCCTGGCGGCTCCCAGAACTCGTCCCCACCCTCAAGTGGTGCCTTGCCATCAGCGGCCCGCCATTCATTTGGAACTGCAGCATGGAATTTGATTTTGTTTGTCCACTCTTCCAGTTCCAATTCTCGATTCTTCGGCACGACATCGTAAAAGCGGGCAAAGAATTTGCCCTTTTCTTGATAAAGCGGGAGAAGATGGACAGTAAATACTTCCTGAATGGCAACTAGCAACGGCATGATGGTCTCGTTTTTGAACGTATAATCGGCCATCTCTGCATTGGCCCTGGTGGTATCTCTCTCCACCTTGCCGAGCGGAATCCCAAAGACGCCGAATATATCGTCTTTGTTCATCTTCCGCCCCTCGATGAACTCGGCATCGCGATGACTCATGGTTAATTCGTGTAATTTGAGTCCGCCCGTGAGCAGGGGTATCACCCCATGAGCCTTTTCTGGCCCCTTATACTTGGCCATGAACTTCGTTTCAATTTCGTCCTTCACCCCCTTCGGCGTGCCTTCTGGCATCTCTAGGGCAACATCGGGTCGAGCATAGTTATCAAAGAATGCCTTGTTGTATTTCTGTGCTCCCACATCAGAAGCAGCGGCATAGGCAGCGGCCTCTATATCGGATAGCCCTTCGTAATCTGAAAATGGATGATAATTCCTAAAATGTACCACTTGGTCAGGGCGAAGTTTTATGATTTCGCCGTTTACATCATATTCATAATGACTGATATATTTAGTTGCGTGGGGGATTATCTTCATTCGGTCAGAACGCAAGGGGATAAGCCAGCCAGGTTCATCAAGGGCATTGGGCCACAGATACCAATAATGATTCCCCGTCAGTTTTAGACTCGCTGCCAGTGCATACATGATTTCATAGCGAGTCAGCCAGGGATGGGGCTTCGCCAAAACCCCTTCAAACGGGTGATCTACCGCTTCCCACCTGATGTTTCCGTTTTCCTCTATCCTCTGGAAAACACCAAACTGGGCCATTGACACAGCCCTGGCAATCATGCTCACACACTGGAATACTGCGCTTGACCGAGTGTAGTAATGTGCCTGCGCCCCGTGAACTTGCGGCTGCGTAACGGGGGCAAACGTGCTTTGCTGGCCCACAACAGTCAAAACTGGAGGTAGCCCCCTAATTTCGGGTTCCTGGGCTTTCGTGTATCCCAGCCTGCCTGCTATCGTATCTAGTACGCCCATCTAATCACCACCCTTGCTCGGCTTATCCCTGAATAGAACACAGCGAAGGGCTGGGGCAACGACATTAGTGCAATGGTGGCACTTTATTCCTTGCGTCCCTTTTGGCTTCCAATAAGTGACAACGCTACTGCACACCCTTGTCCTAGAACCACAATTGACACATATAACAGTCAGGCCCATTATTCCTCACCCCCTGTCACTTGCTCCCACAGACCCTCCAGAACTTCCCAGGGCAGGAATACGGCCTTGTCACATCCCCGACACCAAAAGCCAACCGAGTCTCCCCAAAGGTTTCAGAACCCAAAG